TTGATGTTGGAGTGCGGCTCGTAAGCGGCGCGAGCGGCCATCTGGTGCTCGGCCCGCTCGATCGCGTCCTCGATCGCGTCGATCTCCTTGGAGAGACGGTCGGCAGATGAATCAAGACCCTGATCCACTGCGGCATTGAATGCATCGCAGGTGTGGGTCCGCAGGTCGTGGAGTCGGTCGAGTTCTTGGGTCAGGTCGGTCATGGTCATTCTCCGTGGTGGTCAGGGGTTAGGAGTTCTGGACGAAACTTGTGCCAGCGTGCAGGATGTCGGTTCCGTAGCGGACGAAGCGATCATCGGCAATGTCCTTCAGGTGGCTCAGGACCGACTTCAGCGTGGAACACGTCTTGGAGATGCGCTCCAGATCATCGGGATAGACGTGGATGGTGGCAGTAACCTCAGAAGCTGCTGCGACGATCAGTTGGTTCGGGCTCATGTTCAAGTTCCTGTGGTGGGTGGTTGTCTTGCCGTGGGCTCATTATAGCGCCGTTGGTACCAACCCTGTCAACCCTTTCGGGGAAAATAATTTCATGGAGGTCTCAGGTATGAGCAGTAAAGACAAGCGAGATGCTCCGAAAGCCAATAAGGGCGGGCGTCCGCGCAAGTACGAGAGCCCGGAGGAGTTCGACGCTGCTGTAGACAAGCACAGAGCAGAGTGCATCGCGAACGAGGAGCCGCTGACTTGGACCGGGCTTGCGCTTGCGCTCGGATTCAGCAGCAGGAAAGAGATGGATAACTATCTGGGATATGAAGGGTTTTCCCACTCCGTCAAAAGGGCGAAGGCGTTTGTGGAGCACGCATACGAGAAGCGGCTGAGCGGGAACTCGCCTGCTGGCGCGATCTTTGCGCTCAAGAACATGCAGTGGTCTGACCGGCTGGAGGTCGATCAGCGGACCACGGTCCAGTCCCTGAGCGACGAAGAGCTTGAGCGGCAGATCAGCCAGCAACTGCGGGCGCTGCAGGCTCAGGGCATCGACATCAGCAAGCTGCTCAAGTGAGCGCAGTCCTCGACCTCTCCACGCTGCTCAGCGAGCGGGAAGGCCGGGAGGCACGCCGGGGCGGCATCCATAAGCTGTACCCCGACGAGGGGCCGCACAGGCGGGCTCTGTACCCGAAGCACATGCATTGCTTCGCTGCAGGCATCAACCGCACATCAAGGCTGGTCATGGCAGCCAACGGGGTGGGCAAGACGTTCGGTCTGGGCGGCTTCGAGCTTGCCTGCCACCTCACCGGGCAGTACCCCAACTGGTGGCCCGGGCACCGGTACGATCAGCCGGTCAAGGCGTGGTTCGTCGGCAAGTCCCGGCAGACCACCCGGGACAATCAGCAGGCCGTCCTGCTGGGCGCTGTCAACGCCGAGGGCGAGGGTGGAGGGCTGATCCCGACCGACTGTATCGACTTCGACTCTCTGCGCCGCTGGCCGGGTGCTGGTGGCCTTGTGGAGCAAGTCAGGATCAGGCACAGCAGTGGCGGCTGGTCTCACCTCGGGGCGCGGTCATACGATCAGGGGCTGGATGCGTTCTTCGGTGCCAACCTCGATCTGGCATGGATGGATGAGCCGGTCGATGAGGTGCTGATCTACTCTGAGATCATGGCCCGGTTCCGAGGGTCCAGCCATCCCCTCATGCTGGTGACCTTCACGCCCAAGCACGGTGCCTCGCCGCTGGTGGTCATGTTCACCGAGGAGCAGGACGACAGCAGGGCGCTGATCTCGATCACATGGGATGACGTGCCGCACCTCTCTGAGGCGTACAAGCGCGACACCCTTGCCAACACCCCGGCCTACATGCGGGACACCGTGTCGAAGGGCATCCCGGCACTGGGCGTGGGTGCGATCTACCCGATCCCAGAGGAGACCTTCATCGAGGAGCCCTTCGAGATTCCATCGCACTGGCCGCGCTGCGTGGGGTTCGACCACGGGTGGCACAACACCGCAGCGGTCTGGGGTGCGTGGAACCGGGACGAGGACTGCTGGCACCTGTACGCCGAGCATAAGGCCGGTCAACTGATGATCCCCATCCATGCTGCCGCCCTGAAGGCCAAGGGTGACTGGATACCGATCCTCGGTGACGCACGGCATACCAGCACGATCGACGGCACCAAGCTGCTCGACGAGTACAAGGCATCCGGGGTCCGCATTTACCCCGCAGCCAAGCAGGGCAAGGACGCGAAGATCGAGAAGGTCAGGACCGGGCTGGCTGCAGGAAAGATCAAGGTATTCAAGACCTTGTCGAAGTGGCTGGAGGAGTACCGCATGTACCACTACGACGACAACGGCAAGATCGTCAAGGTTAACGATCACCTCATGGATGCCACCCAGTACCTGATTGACGAAGGCCAGCGCTATGCCAAGACGCGGGCTCAGACCATGCTCACCCCCACCCCCATTCGGGGCAAGACATTCGGACGGAGAATTTGATGGACGAGATGATGCTGGAGATGGTCGAGGAGGATCACTCCGGTCTCTGCTCGCACCTGAGAAAGCTGAAGGACCGGGCTGTTCGCCACAAGTCCGAGGTCGAGGCCCGCTGGATCGAGGACGAACGCCAGTACTGGGGGTTCCGGCAGGCCGAGGAGGAGGACGATGAATTACCTCCGATCGACAACAAGACCCAAGCCAAGGTGGACATCATCGCTGCCCGGATCGGCGACATGATGTTCCCCACCAATGACCGCAACTGGGCTGCCAAACCGACCCCCAGACCGACCGACATCGACGGCAACCCGGTGGACCCCAAACACGCCGAGTGGGCTGCCACCGAGATCGAGAACCGCATCGATGACTACCTGAACGAGTGCCACTACCCGAAGTCGGGCAGGCAGGCCATCCACGACGCCTGCAAGCTGGGTATCGGGGTGATCAAGGGTCCGTATGCCCGGATGAGTACGAAGCGCGTTGTGAGGCGTCACCCGGAGCCCCTGTTCGATGAGTGGGGCCAGCCCATGCTTGAGATGGACGAGATGGGCCAGACCGTGCAGGCAGTCCAGATGGTGACTCGATTGGACGTGGTGCAGGACGTGAACCCGGCATCGACCCGGGTGGACCCGTGGATGTTCTTCCCTCTGCCGTGCCGGAGCATGGACGAGTGCGAGGGTGTTTTCGAGATGCACCTGTACCCCAAGACCAAGCTGGTCGGGCTGGCAAGTCACCCCGGGTTTGATCCCGAAGCGGTGAGGAGGGTGGTTGAGGCCGGTCCTTCCCTGAGTGACCATGAGACCAGCCTGATGCGCTCCCGCCGGAAGCTGCTCCGGGCACAGAACGAGAAGTCCGAAGACCATGTGGTGTGGGAGTACCACGGCCCCATTGATGCCAAGCATCTCAAGCGGCTGGGCTACGAGATCGAGGACGACCAGATGGAGGTCTACTGGGGCGAGGTCTGGTTCGCTGGAAACGAGGTGCTCAAGGTAGACCTGAACGCCATCCTCGGCGACGAGCGCGTGCCCTACTACGTCATCCCGTATAAGCGCGATGACGCTGACCTGCTCAACAGCTACGGGGTGACCCGGGTGATGCGGGATGACCAGCGGGCGATCGACATTGTGTTTGAGGCGATGCAGCACAACTCCAAGCTCACTGCCGGTCCACAGGTCGTGTACTGGGAGGGTAGGGCAGAGCCTGTGGACGGTGACTACTCGATCAACGGACCCAAGGCATGGCGAGTCACGGACGAGACGGTCAACTCGATCCAAGACGTGATCCAGTTCACCAACATCGAATCCGCCCTGCCGAACCTCCTGCCGATGTACGAGATCGCCAAGGCGAACGCGGATGAGAACACCCAGTTGCCGGTGATCGCGCAGGGTGAGGCATCCAACACCGTGCCCACTGCCTCGGGCATGGCGATGGTCATGAACGCCCAGAACGTGGTCCAGAGGCGGTTTGCGCACGCATGGGATGACGAGATCACGGTCCCGATGGTCACCCGGTATTACTGGTGGTTGATGGAGTTCTCCCCGGACGATGACATCAAGGTCGAAGCCGAGATTGATCCACGCGGGGCGAGTTATCTGCTGGTCAAGGACATGCAGGCCCAGCACGGGATGATGGCGCTGGACCTGTACTCCCGGTATCCCTCGATGCAGCAGCGGATCAAGGAGGACGAACTGTTTGAGATCGTCTTCAACTTCCTAGACGTGCCGACCGATCGCATCTTCCGCACCGAGGAAGAGATGGCCCAGATGGATGAAGACCCGATGCAGCAGATGCAGCAGATGGAGCAGCAGCTTCAGATGGCGAAGCTTGAAGCCGAGGTCAAGAAGATCAACGCCGAAGCGCTCCGGATTGAGGCCCAGTCTCAGGCCGGTATGGGCGACGAAGGGGCGGCCATGTCTCTCGATTACCAGAAGACCCTGATGGAGCTCGAAGCCCGGATCATGATCGCCCAGATGCAGCGCGATGCGCGTCTGGCCGAAGTCGCGGCTGACAAGGAAATCAAGGTCACCGAGCTTCAGGCCAAGCTGCAGACCGCTGAGCAGGACCGGCAACTCAAGGAGACCCTCGACCGCATGAGGCTTTCCTTGGCCGGTCAGGAGGCTCAGATGAAGCAGTACAACGAGGGCATCAAGGCCCGGATGCAGATGGAAAGGAAGCGTCTCAGAGAGGAGCGGCAAGACCTGATGGCGCAGAACGTCGCACGGGGGTATGACACGTTTTGAGAATTGAGACGCGCAGTCAGGACTGGCTCATCGTGACCCAGTACGCGACGCAACGAATCAGCAAACTCCGGTCGGCGTTGGAACGCCCGAACACCGACTGGGACCACACCAATCGTATTAGGGCGCAAATCATGGAACTGCGGGACTTGCTCGCACTTCCGGAGGCATTGGAAAATGGAAAACTCTCACTCGATTCCGACTGAGGAAGAACTGCAACAAACCGATCAGCCGGAAGCTGAACAAGAATCCCAAGAGACCGAGATCGAGGCTCCTGAAGAGCCGGAAACTGAGGAGAACCAGTTCAGCCGGTATCTGAAGTCGAAGCGCGGCGAACCCGAGCCCGAACCAGAACCCGAGCCCGAGCCGGAACAAGACCCGGAACCAGAACCAGAACAAGAACAGGCTCAGGGCTATGACGCATGGCCGGAACAGGCCCGGGCAGAGATCGTACGACTGCAGCAATACGCGCAGCAGATGGAGAAGCAATACAACGCGGTGTATGGACGGCTGGCTCCCATACAACGTGCCTACGAGGACTTGCGCAAGCAACTCCGTGAGATGGAGACAGCACCCCCGCCAACTCTCAAGGACTTGGAGGACAACGATGCCTATAAGGAAATCGTCGCCGAGTTCCCTGATGAAGCGGAGACCATAAAGAAGGTCTTTGGCTCCCAGCATCAGGTACTCGAAACTGCAAAACGGCAGCAGCAGCAACTGGCTCAGCAGCTTGAGGCAGAACGTCGCGAGCGAGTTCAGACCGAACTGCAGCGTTTGACCGTCCGGTATCCCAACTATCAGGTGATCCGGAATCATCCGCTGTTCGGTCAATGGAGACAGGCCCGACCCGAGTACGAACCTCGGCTCAATACCCTGAACTCCGACTTCGTCTCCGAGGCGCTCGACGCCTTCAAGCGTGACCTTGCACAGGTGGACCCAGCAGCGTTCGCGCAACTGTTCCCCCAAGCACGCCCTGTTGCCCAACCCAAACGTCCTGCACCACCCAAACCATCGCCCCCGTCGCAAGGGTCCGGACTCTCCGGTGCCCAGCGCTCAAGTGCGCCGGTTACGGCGGAGCAGGCATTCGCAGAGTATCTGGCTAACAAACGAAGGAGCTAAACCATGTCTGATCTATCCCGTCATTACGCGGGTTCCAAGGAACTCGGTGCTGTTGGTGCAGCCACCGGCCCCGGAAACCGCACCAACGTCGTCGCTATCGCGGAACTGCTTGAGCGTGCCCGTGCCGATGACATCTTCACCCCGGTCGTCAACATGAAGCCGGTCCCGGCCAATAAGGCTGAAACCGCAAGCTGGCGTCGGATCGTCAACGACGCGGTGTCCACCGACACCATCACCGAAGGTGTCAACCCCGATTGGCAGTCCATCAGCTACGAAGATGTCACCGGCACCTTCGAGGAGCGTGTCGAGATTTACGCGGTCACCTCTCGGGCCAAGACGCTGACCGAGGATGACCACATCGCCAACACCGTAGACCAGTTGAAGGACAAGATGCTGCGCATCCGCAATGCGGTCGCATGGTCCAAGTTCCTCGCTGGTTCCACCGTGCTGTACAACACCCCGGCGATCAGCACTCGCGCCACGGTCAACGGCCCGGTCACGCTGGGCATCATTCAGGAAGCGATCCGCATTCTGAACGACGCCAAGGGCGAGTTCTACACCGAGGTGGACGATGGCGGCCTGAACAACGGGACTGTCCCGATTGAACCGGCTTACATCGCGATGTGCCACACCAACCTTCTGCCCGACATTCGGAAGATCGACGGGTTCGTCACCTGCGCTGAATACGGCTCTGCCAAGCCCATCTCGAAGCATGAGAAGGGCGCGATCGAGTCGATGCGCTTCCTGATGAGCCCGGAACTGACTCCGTTCCCCGGGGCCGGTGCCGACGCTACTTCCCTGAACCTGAAGAGCACCGAGGGTGACGTTGATGTCTACCCGATCCTGATCTGCGCCAAGCACGCTCTCGGTGCTGCAGACCTCAAGGGTGTGGGCAACAGCGGCTGGGGTGGTGTCAACGTCGAAATCCTCGACGGTGCCGACAAGGCCGATCCTGCCAACCTGAACACTCTGGTGGTCGGGCATTGGTGGGACTTGCAGTTGATCCTCAACGACAACTGGCTGGTCCGGTTGGAAGTGGGTGCAACCGCTGACCTGACTGCCTGATCATCCGATCAGGTTTAACCGAGGGGGCTCTTAGAGAGCCCCCTCTGCTTTCTGGAGGAAGCATGGAAATCAACATGAACCGCCTGACCCAAGCAATGCAGTCCGACTTTACCGGGCTGGACCGCAAGGAGTTGGAAGCGTTTGCCGAGTACATGGGCGTGGACTACCACCCCAATATCGGTGACGAGCGCCTGCGTGGCCGAATCTTGGAGAAGCTGGGCAAGGAACCGCTGGAGATCACCGACGAAGGTGTCGTGACCCCCAACACCCCGACCGGCAAGCTCGGTCTGCAGGAACTGATGGCCCTAAACCTGTTGCCGGATGGTGCATGGGAAGGGCGCAAGCGAATCGTGTCGATCGTTCGACCGGATTCCTACAAGGGCAATCAAGCCCATCCGTTCAACTGGGGCCGTTATCGCGTGATGGTGCCTTGGGCCAAGCCGGTCAGTGTGGCTTACCCCATCTACGACATCATCAAGAACGCCAACTTCAAGGAGGTCTATCAGGTCCGGACCACCGGTCGTGATGGCACCCCCAAGATCGTCAACGAGTTCTCGACCCACAACCGGTTCCGGTTTACCGACATGGGCGATGACCCCGCGACTGCACACCTCCCCGAATCCCAGCAGGACCAGTTTCGGCAGATCGTGGAGATGACCAACTACTTCGAGGGCTGGGATACCCGCAGGCTGGCCCGCGTGGCCCGCCGGTTGAGCCTGCGCTACCCGCGTGGTGCCGACTTCGAGGAGTTGCGTGACATCGTCCTGTCGTCGCTGGGCTACGACGTTGACATGATGGAGTTCGCTGCGTGAATTTTCTGGAACTGGTGCAGACGCTGGCCGCCGAGGCTGGCACGGTATCCCCTGCCGATATTACCGACGTGGCTGACTATGCGTCTGGCACCGGTCCCGATGAGCATGTGGCGGACCTTGTCCGCTGGATTCGCCAGTCTGATCGCGAGATTCAGATCGAACGTGACGACTGGCGCTTCCGTCTGAAGGAAGGTCAACTGGAACTTGATCCGGGGGATGGTGACTACGATGTTCGCCTCCGGATCAAGGACTACTACAAAGTCCTGCCGTACAGTCACTGCAGGCGCATTATCAGGGTCAATGAGGACATCTTTCCGCTGACCTTTATCCCTTACCCCCAGTGGGCCGGAAACTTCGATGTGCGCCGTCTCAGGACGCGCCCGGGCCGCCCCACTCACTTCACTGTCGGTCCCGACAACAGGCTCAAGGTCTACCCGGTTCCCAGCCGCACGGTACACCTGACATTCGATTACGTCCGTACCCCTTGCATGATGACCTTTGTCAACGAGTGCGAGCCGCTCATTCCTCCCCC